CCGCCTTGAATTGGAAGTTGTACGCTTTGACCAATTGAAGTTCCGCTTTGATAAGATGAACCAAAAGAGCTACCTGAAGTGTTTAGTGTTCCTGGTAAGTATTTTAGTGCAGTGAATTTCATATAATCAGATTCATTACCAATTGCACCTTCGGGATAAACTAAATCATTCTTCCCTGCAGCAAAACTTTTTACAGTATCTTGGTTTGCTGCTGCACTTACACTGAGAGCCCTTACAGTTCCATCACCAGTGACAGGTTCTGTATCATCTCCACCTGGACCAGGTGGTTCTTCACTGTCTGTTGGTTCTACTGTCTCTGGTTCTTCGCCTTTTGCTTCTGCAACTTGTATGGGTGAAGCTGTACCATCTTTGGATGTTTGTTTTAAACCACTCTTTATTGTATAATCTACAACGTTGTTAAAAGTTGCTTGAGCAGTATCTTCTTGCAGTCTTCTAAGTAAGGCTTCATTAAAGTTTCCTCCCGTTGCATAAGCAGTAGGAACAAATTTTCCATCAGGTCCTTTAACTGCCAACTTTTTACTTGGATCTAATTTTTCTGGTTGACCGAAAAAATCGTAGCTTCTTTGATATACTGCTTGCTCTTTTGTTACTGGGTCAATCACAATTGCATAATTTACAGACGCCTCAACAGTATTAAGAACAACACCTGTCCCTCCAACCACTCTTGTAGAAAGTTTATGGTTTGGAGATACATACACCTGATTATCGCCACCAGAACCATCTTTAAATATCTCTGATGCTGGTTTTACTTCTGATGGTGTCGGCATGTTAGTTAACCTTTAAAATCTTCATCGTTTGTTCCATATCCTTTATATATGAGTGCTCCACGGAGCATCTTCCTAAAGGATCGGTTATTGTTCTTCCAAACGTCTGTAATATTAATAGAGCGAGATTTGCCGTCTTTAATACTAACGAAGTCTTCTATTGGTAAATTAGAAGCGGATGTCCACTCAGACCTAGCAACGTCTAGTAACAGACCTTTAATTTGACTTATATTATATTTAGATACTGAATTGTATGGTAATGTCAATTTGTTGCGTCGTAAATTCTCAACGACTATCCCTCTCTTAAGTGGATGAATATAATGGAGATTACACCCCAAAAAAGAAGTTCCTTCAACTTTAATTACAAATACTAGCGGGAATGGGTCAAACACTGATACATTATCTTTTTCAGATGAATATTCAAACATGAAGAGATGTCCCTGTTTTGGGAATCTCCTAATCATATTGTCATCTGGATCATCACTAGTGCGATCTCTCATCTCATCTCTGATAAGACGTTGTGGATCTGCAGCATATCTTTTTGATAGTCTCCTAAATGCTTTTCTATAAAAGAATGGAGATCTGCCAGGCTCTACATCAACCTCTTGTCTTAAATCTTCAAAGAGAGTGTTTTTAGACATTACTTGATTCCTAGTTCGTCTTCGGTTATAATCTTAAATTCAAGTCGTCTATCCTTACACCATTCTGTTGCTGCTCTCCACTTAGCTTTATTCACTTCATAAGTCTTTGCTTCATAAATGAAGGATTTAGTCACTTTTTTTGACTTCCTTTCTGGTGGTTTAGTTTGTTTTTTGGGTTTTACTTCAACCACATATGTTTTCGTTGATCCGTTCTTCTCTTTGACTTTTATGAGGAAGTCTGGGAAGTAGCGATGAACTCTACCGTCAATAGGAGATACATATGGAATGCAAAATTCTTCACTTGCCCACTCTAAGATATTCTCATTAAGGTCACACCAGGCACAAAATCTACGTTCCCAACTACTCCTACAGATAATATTGTTGGGATTGCCTTTATACTTTTTAGGGAACGATGGGCGATATCTACTTTTAATACTTTCGCTCATAAAGTTGGCTACATATAATACGGGGATCCTTAAACTTATTTAGATGGCAAATCCTATCAATCCTGGCATTAAAATGTCGGACTTAAAGTCCAAAATAATGCGACCATCTTTGTCATCTGTTTATGGTGTGGTGGTTAAACAACCTAGTGGTTTTAAATTTCCTGGATTTGAAGGTGGTGGACAGGAATTACTTGAGTTGACTTGTGTGGAAGCTAATCTTCCAGGATCCAGTCTTGGGACAATAGAAACTAATAGAGATTATCGTGGCGTCGTCGAGAAGCACGCATATGCAAAACTATATGATGACACTATTGATTTCACCTTTATGGTGACAATGGATCCTGCTAATAATTCACAAAAATCATACTTTCAGATCAAATTTTTTGAAGCTTGGATGAGATATATTGTTGGGGAAGATGTTGGAGATAATAAATTAAAATTAAAAACATTTCAATCTACTCTAAGATATCCAGAATCTTATCAGGCGGATCTTGCTATTGTTAAATTTGAGAAGGACTTAGGATTTGGAATTGATGCAAAGCAAAACATATTAGTGTATGAGTTTATCCAAGCATTTCCTAAAGCAATTAGTTCTGTTCCAGTCAATTATGAGGGGTCCAATGTTTTAAGAACTACAGTATCCTTTACGTATTCTAGATATTTTATCTCTGAAGTTGGGGATAAGGAAGATGTAAGATATAGTCCACCCACTATACTTAATCGATTTGGATTTAATTCTACAGAAAATTTATATAATAGATCTGGATTAGATTTAAATATCTTCAATTCCAATCCTGGTGCTTCATTATTTGGAGAGTCTTCATTCCCAATATTCAGAACTACTGAATAACCCCATAAATAAACACATGAATTGATAAGTTTATGCCATTACCTACTATAGCAGCTCCAACTTATGATCTGGTCCTTCCTTCCACTGGAGAAGAGTTGCAGTTCAGACCATTCTTGGTAAGAGAGGAAAAACTTCTTGTTCTTGCCTTGGAAAGTGAGGATCCAAAACAAATTACTACGGCAATTAAGACTGTAATTAAGAATTGTATTTTGACAAAGGGAGTAAAAGTAGAGACTCTTCCTACTTTTGATATCGAATATCTCTTCTTGAACATTCGTGGTAAGTCTGTTGGCGAAGAGATTGAAGTAAATGTTCTTTGTCCAGATGATGAAGAGACCTATGTTCCAGTGACCATTAATATTGATGATATTAAGGTCAAGAAGTCGGAAGGTCACGATAGGTTGATCAAGATTGATAATACTATTGCTATGGAGATGAAGTATCCATCTTTGGAGCAATTTATTAAGAGTAATTTTGACTTCTCTGGTGAGAATAATGTTGAGCAGTCATTTGATCTGATTGCTACTTGCATCAGTCAAATTCTTACTGAAGAAGAGACCTGGGATCTTGATTCGGTTCCTAAGAGTGAAGTCACTGCATTTTTAGATCAAATGAATTCTAGTCAGTTCAAACTGATTGAGAAGTTCTTTGAGACCATGCCCAAATTGTCTCATCAAATTGAAGTCACTAATCCAAAGACTAAAGTAACAAGCACTGTTGTATTGGAAGGTCTGTCGAGTTTTTTCGCATAGCCCTCTCCCATATGGATTTGGAGAACTACTATAAGTTAAACTTCGCCTTGCTCCAGTATCATAAATACTCATTAACTGAGGTAGAGAATCTAATTCCATGGGAGCGGGAAGTTTATGTTGCATTGTTGAAGGCTCATTTGGAAGAGGAAAAACTCAAAGCGCAACAAGCAAATAATAGTAACTAATGGCGAGAACACCAACATTTATTCGCGAATTTGTACCTTACTCCACAGTTAAGCAGAACGAGCTTAAGTGGAGTAGTTATGCTGCCAGCCGTATTTCTTATAATAGGAATCTTCTCGCTCGCGAATTTGGTGTAGATCCCGATAAAGTATATTCAATCTTTGCAAGGAATTTTAAGAAGCACACAAAAGATTTTCCTTTAGCAGCAGTAGATACTGGATCCGAGAAGAATAATAGAGATTATGAGAAGCAGGAGCAGTATGTTCTGTTCTTATGGCAATATTATGTTGTAGATAAACCTAAAAAACCAAGTCTACCCAAGGAACCAAAAGAGACAACGGTACAAAAACCAAAGGTAGAGGACTCTTATGATGAGCAAGAAATAGATCCAGACAATCCTTATGCTGGTGATGTTGACGACCCTCCAATGATTGCGGAGATGGGTCGTGCTAAACCAAAGAAAGGTGGTGCATTAAAAAAACCAAAAGCAACTGTATCAAAAACATATGTACCCGCAGGACCATCAAAAGATGATCTTCTCGGTGATGCTGCAGAAGAGATTGATCCAAGGATAGCGGAACTTCTTGGATTGCAAGATGGATTTGATTTTAGTTATGATGATTATCTTACTATGCTAAAAGAGTGGCAAGTTGCTGCTCGAATGACAGACAGTAAGGTATCTACTGAAGATTCCATGCTGATTGATGAGGAGAGGAAGAGAGTAAGGGGTAAGACTGGTAAGTTTAAAGTAAATGTAAAGTCAGTTAATAAACCAACAGCAAAACCTGCAACAAGACCAACTGCAGGTATGGTTGGTGGTCCTCCACAGCAACCACAACTTCTTCTTGCTCCTGGTGAAGATGGTAAGAAGAAGAGGAAGCGTAAAGCATCTCTTGAAGAGAATGTTGCTGCAATAAGAAAGTCTGTTGATAAAATATTTAAAGTTCTCAATGGTCAATTTGAGGCAATAAAGAAGCAGGCAGAACTTGATAGACGTAATAAGCAAAAAGAGAAGAGAAAAAAGAGAGAGAATGCTTTAGAAGGTGCTGGAAAGTTCATGTTGAATCAGGCAAGGAAACTTGCAGCTCCTACTTTTGATTTATTGGATAGATTATTTAAATTTATCGGAACTATTTTACTCGGAAGAGTAATGATCAAGTTGCTTGAGTGGTTGTCAGATCCAGAGAATAAGGAAAAGGTTGAGTCACTGGGAAGATTCTTACAAGATTGGTGGCCAGTATTATTATCTGCATTTGTTCTTTTTGCAACTCCATTAGGTGCATTGATTCGATCTGTTCTTGCAGGTGTAGTAAAACTAAGCATGTTTATGGCAAAGAAGGCGATTCCAGGTCTTCTTAGATTTGCTAAAGCACATCCTCTTGCAGCAGCTGCTACAGTAATTGTTGGTGGTGCTGCAGTTGGTGGCATCATGCAATCTCAAACACAATCAAATGATCCTGAGAGAGCAAAAGAAGGTAAGACTCAGTTGGATGACACTTTAGAGTTTGGTGGTGCCACTGGAGATCCCATGAGTGCATTGATGTTCCGTGGTGGTGGTCAAGTCCCAAGATACTCTAAAGGTGGAGGAGTTCAAAGAAACAGAAGAACTATGCCATCTGGTGGAAAGGTAACACATTCCACAGGTAAGAGAGTTAAAGGTGCTGGAAAAGATACTCAGATGATTGTTGCCCAACCTGGTGAGATTGTAATGTCTAAACCAGCAGTGGATAAGATTGGAGCACCATTCCTCCTAGGTCTTAATAAAATGGGTGGTGGAACAAATCAACCAACATATTCAAAATTTGGGGATATTGAATTTGCTCAAGGTGGTGGTCAAATTGGAGTTGACATCAATGATAATTTGAACAATTTGAGTGTGAAAGAACTTGTTAAGTTGTTAGATCCAACAGAACCAGGTGCGAGAAGACCTCATGTGTTTAGGGCAGCAAGAGAAGCAAGGCAAATGTATGCTGATGCTCCGAGAGAAGAAAAAGATAGACAGGTATTGATTGCAACTATTCGTGCTGCTAGATCTCCAGAACCATCACAATCCTTTAGACCTCTCTTATCATCTTCTACACCAAGAAGGGAAGAAAGAACTGGTAATTCTATGGCAGGAGCGATGACTGGACGTAGACCATCTCCACCTCCACCTTCACCTCAAATGCAAACTGAGGAAGGTGGGAGTGAGTCTGAAATGGGTCCACAAGGTCCTTCTAATATATTAGCGAGTTCTGCGGGAGCAGCACCATTAACTGGTGTCATACCACAACCACAGAAACCACCATCAGCAACACCTAAACCTCCCCCTGCAATGCTAGGTAAAGGTAATTTACCTCCTGCACCAGAAGCACCAACACCTCAGGTCAGTGTTATGGCATCAGCTAATACTGTCGATACTGGAGGTAAAAGATCTCCTGGATCTACTGGTGCTAGAGATTTACCTACAGATTTTGAGGCATTCTATCAAACGGAATTGAGGATTCAGATGCTTGCTATCTATGGAATCACTGAGGTAGAGTAAGATGGCAGTTAATACCCAAAGATTTTTACCTTCAAGTGGTGGAGGAGCAGCTGCAACAACAAGACCAACAGCAACACTTGTTCCTGCTAAGAAACCTGCTGGTGGAGCAATTGTAAAGCAACCAACTAGTGACAATGAAGAAGAAATAACTCCTTCATTGGAAGAGAACGTTGCTGCTATTAGAGCAACAACGAAGAAGATTGAAAAGATTATTGGTCGAACATTAAAACTTAATAAGGATACAATGAGGTTCGAGGCGAGGACGAACCAGAAAAATCTTCGTGAAGAAAATGAGAAAAAACGAGAAAAAAAGAAAAAAAGTGGTATAAAAATGCCCAAGGGAATTAGTATTCCTAAGACGGGATTTTTAGACAGTATTAAGAATTTTTTGGGAACGATACTTGTAGGTAGATTACTAGTACTACTTATTGAATATGCACCCAAAATTGCAGAATTTATTAAATTTATCTCCCCTGTTGCTAGTTTTATTGGTGATGTTATTGGTGGACTTGTTGACAAATTAGTAACTGCTATTGATTTTGGATATAAAATAAAGGATAAAATTGAAGAGACAACTAAAAATTTATTTGGTGAAGATGGACTAAAGAAGTTTAAGGACTTTCAAGGTCACTTTACTAAATTCATGAATCTAGCAATGATCGCAATGATGCTTGCTGGAACAACTGCTAGTGATACTGGACTTAATAGGGGAAGGGGTACTAAAGGGCAAGACTTAAGAGGTAGAAAAACTAGTACATCTGCTCAACAGAGATACCGTC